ACAGTATTTATATCCTCTAAAACCTGTAAGTCTACTGAATTATATTGGTGGAGCTGCTTGGCATAGAATTCTGACATACTTAAGCTTTCTGAGGAGTTGTGCGTTGACCCTCTGCTACCAACCTCTAAAACGTTTAGAGCCTCTTGGTACTCTCTTAAGAAACTTAAAGTTCTGCTAAAAGTATCAGAGACGTTTAACGAATCAGAAGGGTTTTTAATTAGGGCGAATGCAGGAGGAGTATCTGAAAAGGATAAGGTATTAGACTTATTTAACCCCAAACCCCAAACTGCTGCGTCTGTAGTACTGAAGCTAGCGCCTATCTGCAAATCGTTAAGGTATGCAAAGGCATTATCCCATTGATCAAACTACTTCCGCGGTAGACCAGTTAGAGTAGGGCACCGAACCCCAGGACTGCTCAGCCCCAGGGTTCGGTGTGTTAATTATGCTATCTGCCATGCTTGTAGCTCCTTATGGCTTACTAAGATAGAGTAAATGTAAATGTTATATCTAAACTATCATCTGAACCTTTATTTATAACTGGAAACACTACTCTATCTAATAGTATGCCTGTGGTAGCAGCATTTAAGACGCCTGCTTCCGTTATAGCCCCAGTGGACACACCAGCAGCGAAAGAAGCAGTCATAGTAAACACTTTAGTACTTGCAGTATGCGCAAATGTTGCCGCTTGTCTGTTTAGCTCAGTGTTTAAAGCTGTATCTCCTGCTGACGCTGCTACCGTGCCTGTACCTGTGGCAATGTGGCTTATAATGTCCGGTCTAAAAGATGTGGCCCCGATAGCATTAATAATTAAGTCAAAACCCACATCTACAATTAGGTTACCCTTTTTTCTTACCTCTACTGAGCCGTCTGCTTTTGAAAGCTTAGCCTGCATAGTGCCGTGCATAGTAAGCGTTTGTTTTGTGATATTATCGTTCATATTTAATATAGCCTTAAAGTATTGTAGGTTGTTGGGGTAGGAAGAGTACTAGTATTTAAAACTGCGTTATTTGCACCATAGATACTAGAACACATAATTTTACGTTGCGTTCCTGTGTAAGAAATAGCTATAGCGTATAGCTTGTCTTGTTCAAAGGTATAAACTACCTCCTGAGTTGTGTTGTCTGAAGACGCTAAAGATACAATTCCATTTTGGTAGCTAACAGCTAAGTAAGCTAAAGTACTAGAGTTGAATACACTGAATAAAGAGTACTTAAAACCCGAAGCATTAAAGTCCTCTAAAGGATTAACCCATATAAGTAAAGAAAATACACTAGGTATACTTATATTCCAAGAAGCTGTGGATAAATCAGATATTTCTAAGCCGCTACCTACTCTACCCTTAACTGTAAATGTAGCTGCATGCGCACTCTCTAGTAGAGCAGTGCCATTATAAGTGGTGGAGCTGCCGTCTAGGCGTATAGCATCTACATAGTTAGTAGGTAAGCTACCAGAATCAATAGAAAGCTCTAGTTCGGCTACTACGGTAAATATGTCTGTATCTCCAGCAGGTAGCCAAGCCCTAGTACTTGCTGACCCGGAAAGCCAAGAAAAAGTAGACTGTTCCCAGGCAAGTGTATCTATCTGAGCTACAGATAAGGTTGAGTAAGGTGTATTCTGTGCAGTTACAAAGTAACCCAAATCTATATCAGTAATAAACTCGCCCTTAGCTTCACTTATGCTCTTTAATTGTACTTTATTAGCATTATTAACAGTATTTATAAACCTACCTGCATAGTTATCTAGCTCTTTATCTATAGTAACTAAAACATTTCTATCAGGCAAAGCAACCACATTAGTAGTTGAAAAGGAAGCTAACTCACTGTATATACCCCCTAAGCTGATCGCTTTAATTAGGAATACTCTAACACCTTCTAGCCCAGAAGCTAAACTGAAATATGTAGAATCAGTTCTAGTAATAAAGTTGGATTCTCCCCAATTAGTTCCCTCCCTAATTTCATAGTTTGTAGTACCTTCTACAGCTTGCCAGTTTAACTGAATTGTTGCTTTATTCTGCACAGCTATAAACCTTCTAACAGCTTCTGGAAATACTAGTTGAATACTAGCTGAAGTAATCTGCGTAGACTCATTGCCTGAAGTATCTACAGCCCTTATTAAATAAAAGTTTAAGCCTTCTCCAGGATCCTCATCTGTAAAGCTGTTAGCATACAGCTTATCTACTAGTACTATACCTTCTTCCCAAGCTTCTCCTTTTTTAACAATGTAACCTTCTAAATCTATATCAGGAACAGTATCCCAACTTAGTAGTACCCCGCCTTTAATCTCGCTAGCAGTAAAATTCTGCACTATAGCTGGAGGAGATGTTTTACCAACAGTAACAAAGTCTACTATTTCAGCCGCAGAACCTGATCTTCTTCCTATACTGTCTATAGAGTAAACCCTTATACCATAAGAGCCTACAACTGAGTCATCTATAGAAACCTCCGAAGACTTGATGCTTTCTGCTAAAAGCTGCCAGTTTCCTTCATTAGCCCTATACTCTACTCTGTACGCTCTTGAGTTAGCTAGCATGTCCCAAGCTATTTGGATTCTAACCTTAACTGTACCTGCTTCAGAAATATATAATACTTCTTCTGCTTCAAGGTTTGTAGGGGGTAAAGGAGAGGCTAATATATAGGAAGAACTTACAGATTCTAATAGTTCATCTTTATCTATTGCATCAAACTTACTTGCATTATGTTCTATTGCAGTAACTTGATATATGTTTAGCTCTTCTTCTGTTACCTCTAGTACTCTGAATAATTGCATTTCTAAATTAGCTTCAGCAATAGCCCACATTGTATTAGCTTTAGGTACCACACTTAGCGGAGTATTTAAGTCTAACTCTGTAAAAGATCCTGTACTGCCTAGTACAACAGTAGAAGTTTCTATAGCCCCTAGGTTAGATATCTCAGTGCTTCCATTTGGTAACGTCTTTTCAGAACCATAAGGCATAACTACAGAAATAGTATATACTACGCCGCCTGCTAGGGAAGCTGGAGCATCTAAATAAACTTTATCTACTGTACTATTCGCACCTAGCCTTCCTGAGAACCTAATTCCTGCTCTATCTGCATCTGCTACCTGTATTATTTCCCCCGGCTTAATAGCTGTGCCGTCTAATCCTGATTTGAATACTACTGTTTCGGTTTCTTCCTTCTCTGAGTATAAAAGCCACTTACCAACTCTACTAGCTTGCCCTCTTGAGGTGCAGCCTACAGCTATAATTTCTGCTTCTTTAATGCCATATCTAGCTATAGATTCTTTATCTTCTACATACTCTACTTTTTGTTTGAAAAAGTTTAAAGGATCATTCCAAGTTACTAAAGCTATAGTGTGTCTGGCCTTAATAGAAGTACCCGAATAATTGAAGCTTCCTCCAACAATATTAGACTTAGAGAATATAGCTACTGGATCGCTTGGAGCATCTTGAATAGTACTAAGACTACCTCCATCCCAATAAGTCATACCCCTAAATACTGAGGATAGACTTTGTATTAGAGTATAAGCTTCTTCTCTAGTTTGTAGGTATATGTTTAAAGTAAAACGTGATTCTTGTCCACCCATTCCGTCTGGTACTAGCTCGTCACAGTACTTACCTATAGTGTATAAGTCCCATTTATCTATTTGGGATTCAGGTATATGCATACCTAACCCGTACCTGGTGTTAGTTACTAAATCATAGAAACACCAAGCCGGATTACTTGTCCAAGCTACTTTAAAAGAGCCGTCCCACAGTCCTGTATATATTTTAGTATTAGGATCATAGTTTGTAGGGACTTTTACCCTTAAAAGTTTTACATGGTAGGCTCTTGTAGGTATCCTAGAAAATTGTTCAGCATCTACATTAACATATGCATAAGAACTGTTTGGGTAAGAAAGCTTTTCTGTTATTATAGAAGTGTAAGAATCCCAATATATACCATTAACCAGATTAGATTTGGTGCTGTCTGCGGTTAGCTTAGTTATTCTAATATCCCAAGGAGCACTGCCTAATAGTGATAACGAAACATTTCTTTGGTATTTGTTGATTGTTTTTCCAACTATACTAATTGTCCCTATTTTTGTATAGTTGCTAACATTAGTTAGCTTAACTGTTCCAGAGCCTGATAACTTGGTAACTCTAAACTCATAGTTTGCATAAGCTAAACTATTAATATTTAAACTAATAGAGGAATATGGGCCTAAGGTAGAATTAGGGTTTGGGAAAGTTTTTTGGGACAGTACATTCCAAGCACCTCCAGTACTTAGGTTTCTATACTCTATCTTAACTGTAGGAGGAGTGCCGCCATAGGTATTTACTGCTTGATAGCTATATTGGGCACTAGCTGTACCGAATGGTCCGCTATTCCACACCCAGGTACCAAACATGTAGTACCCATTACCTTGTTGTCCTTGCCAAAACCAGTTATTACTATTTTCAACTTTTTCGTTTTCAACTCGAATAGTTGTAGTTCCGGTTACAGGTCTATCCCAAATAAGGTTTGCTAAAATACCTACACTGCCTGTAGTGTTTGCGTAAAGCTTCGCACCATTGCTAGATATAGCTGTAATTGTGTATGTCAGTCCTGTGCTTGTTAACTTTAAAGTTATTAAGGCGTCTTTATACCCGCCCCCATTACT